TGAGGCGGAGTTCATACCAATTGGCGGTCTAGATGAGGCGAACAATGACCACAAGTTCTTTGAGAATGAACAGGGTATGTTGGAAGAGTTCCTGAAATATATTATGGATAAAGACCCGGACATGTTGTTATCTTGGTTCGGTTGGAAGTTCGATATGCCAAAACTATTGCAACGATTAGTTCACCATAAGATAGACCCACGCTTTCTATCTCCGTTTCAAGAGATAGACGGCATAGGTTGGAAGGAGAAAACACCGACATACAGTAAGAGAATAGAGAACTGGAGTCCTATATACCAACCAGTCAAAGGTAGAATCTGTTTTCCATTGGACTTGGCATTTGAGAGACAATGGAACGATGCACAGAAAGGAACGTTACCCTCTATGGCTTTGGACTACGTAGCAGAAACTGTACTAGGAGCCAAGAAGTTAGTTAGTGATAAGTTTCCAGATAAGAATGAGTTCTTTAAGAGAGGGTGGTTAGAAGATACGGAGACATATCTTGAGTATGCTAGAGTGGATGTTGAACTTCTAGTCAGAATAGATAATTCCAACCATACATCAGAATCAGTTTTGGCTCTACAAAGACTATTGAAAGCACCATTCGATGCTTGCTTCTATGCTAGTAACATGGGTAGCATATACTTCATGCGTCACGCACATTGGAAAGCACCAACAGGAAAGAAGGGAGATAGAGCAGACTATGATGGAGCGATGGTATACGACCCATTGAGTGAAGGGACAAACGGTCTGCATCACAATGTGGCCGCATTTGATTTTGCAGGTCTATATCCCTCGATGATAATCTCTAGGAACATTTCTTGGGAAACCATATCTAAGGAACCTACCGAACTTGCAGTCAATATAAAGACACCAAAGGATTTCTCTCCAGTCGTAGAGAAGTACATGAGATACTTCAAGACAGACAAACTTGGATTGCTACCACGCTCCGTTCTAGAGTTGAAAACACTCAGGCAGAAGTACAAAGAGAATATGAAGAAGTATCCAAATGAGTATGTTAAGTGGAACAACAACCAACTTGCTGTTAAGAGGTTGATGGCATCCTTCTACGGTATCATTGCGTATCAGGGATTTGGTTGGGCTGATGTTAGACTAGCAGAAAGCATTACTGCTAGTGCTAGAGAGGCAATAAGAGAAGCCGCTAGATTAGCAAAGGAGATGGATTGAATGAATGGTATTGTCACAGTAAAATGTAAGACTTGTGATAAGTATATCATGGTGGGAAACAGGTGGTGTCGTGAGTGTATCGAGAAGCAGGTGGAAGAAGAATGAACATTCTAAGAAGAATATGGAATTGGATTACTTTTGACGAAGGAATGACATGGGAAAGGTATCACAGAAACATGGAAAAGAGGAATAGAAAATGAAATGTGTAATATGTCTTAGAGAAGGAGGTAGTGATGTTAAGGGTGTAATAACCCTACAAAGCACAACTCATGGTTCTGTTTGTCCTAAATGTATAGACCAACTAGTAGGAGATGTAATACAGATGAGAAGACCGTGGAGTTTAGAGGATTTGAAAGAATGGGGAATAAGAAGTAAATGGGCATTGTATGGAAGTGAAGAAGAATGACAAGAAGAGCAAGAAGTGTAGCACACGTAGAATATGAAATATTACAATGGGTTGGACATAGAGCATGGTTAGATGGACTAATGGCTGAGATGGTTCCAGAAGGAGACAAGATTGCTGAGAAGAGATTCAGAAAGGGAGCGTACAATATCCAAACATATCTCAAGAACATGATGAAAAGAAGGCAACACAAGTTACCCAAAGACCATGACGCTTACAAGGAGAAAGAAGAATGAACTCTGATATGTATTGGTCTATGATGCACAGGCTGAATCAAGGTAGAGTAAATGCAAAACAAATAAGAAAACAATTAGGAGATGAGGAAGAATGACAATTTTTAGAGTAAATGATATGATAGTAAATAGAGCGACTAAGAAGAAAGCAATGGTAGTAGATGTAGAACATGACTGGTATCTTCCAGTGTATGTGATAGAATATCAAGACGATATAGGCGGGACGTTGAGGTTCAACACCCAGTACGAAAAATATTGGGAGAAGGTAGAATGAAAGTAGTTTACGGACACACAGATTCAATCTATTGCACAGTAGATTCTGTTGAACATGCACAGGAAGTATGTGAGAAGATTAACACAGAGGTACAGAAGTTATTTCCCAATGTGTTTGAATTGGAGGAACATCCCGTTCAACTTGAGTTTGAGAAGTACTTCAAAAGTCTGGGAGTAGGTTCTACTAAGAACAGAAACGCTGGATTAGTTTCATGGAAAGACGGAGACTTCCTAGAAGAAGATGAATTTGTTATGACTGGTTTTACTGCTAAGAGGATATCAGAAACACAATTAGCAAAAGATGTACAGATAAGAGTTCTAAACATGTGGGTTGCAAACTATGAGAAGCAAGAGATAGTAGAGTATCTAAATGACCTTTTTACTAAGGTTCTCTCAGGTTCTGATGAGATAGAAGTCAAATCTCTGGTTAAGAGAAGCAGATTCAAAGATGAGAGATTTGAATGCAAATGTACTAACTGCAAAAGAAAGGTTAACTTTCTTGTAACAACCTCTTCATTCGGGTGTTGTGATAGCCCTAACCTAAAGACACTAGCAGGAAAGAGAGTCTCAATAAGAGAAGGAATTGAAGGAGTAATCCATCAGAATTATCTTAAACAAGTTAACCAGAACGATGGTGTAACCGGATACGATGGTAGTAAGACATTCAACAACAATCTTATTATGGATTCCTTTTTCTTCATTAGAGTTAACGGTGGATTGTTTAGCAGATACATACATCCCATTACTAAGGATATGAAGCAGACATCCTACATATCCAGTGAGAATCTGTATGATATAGAACACATGGGTAGACACAAGATAGATTGGAAGTTCTACGCTGACACTGTGAAGAAGAAAGCAGAACCCATCTTTACTGCAATGGGTTGGGACACAAATGAAATAGGAATAGATACGAGACAAAGAACAATAATGGAGTGGATATGAATGAGAGAATACACATATGATTGGAACCCGGAGTGGGTTAATGACGAAAGCAAACCGATATTGAAGATAACTAAGTCTTCTAAGGGTACATTTGATTGGTGTCCGAAGAAGTATCAATTCAATTACATTGAGAGACTACCTCAAGACCAAACGGAAGCAATGCGTAAAGGAACAGTTGTTCACAATGCTAGAGAGGACTTCTTCAATGAGTTTGATATTAAGAAAGCAGAGAGTCTTTCTCACTCTGAGTTAGTTGACTATTGTATTAGTCTCCACCCAATAGACGAGTACCATGATTTGTATGAAACCATGTCCGTGTTTGAGGCAAATCGTTTCTTGGAATCGAAGAAAGATGAGACACTAGAAAGTTTCTTACCTCCCGGAAATGAGGTACTGCTTGATGCTGAGATAGAAATAGATGGTGTACCAGTTCACTTACAGGGAATCATTGACAGACTGTTCATTGAGAACGGAGCATACATTCCTATGGAACTAAAGACTGGATTGTGGAAAGACTACAAGTCTACTATGATGAGACAGGAAATGGCCTTCTACAAACTATTGTTGGATAATGCTCCAGATGAACTAAAGATTGAGAAAGGATTAGTGCCGGGAATGGAAATGAGTCATTGGGGTTGGTACTATCCGGCTTCTCATTACGTAACGGTAGAAACAGTAAAGACAAGAACGGAGACATCCTTGATGAAGAACCTTACAAAACTAGTCGAAGCATACAGAGTTGGGTTATTTCCAACGAAGTTCTTTGCAAAGACCTGTGCTTCATGTAGTTATTTCAATATCTGTGATGCTACAACAGGACCGGAGAGTTGGCTATGAATGGAGATGAGTTAGAGTATTGGAGTCAAGACCGCTTTGCTAGGATGGCTTTGTTCAGAACAATAGCGGCAGGAGTAAACATATTCTTGTCGCTATTAGTAATAGCGAGAATATGGGGAGTGATATAATGATAGAAGAAAAAGTAAGAGAAATGTTAAATCAGAAACAATGGACATTAGCAGAACTACAGGATATGAAAGGATTGGTATCCATATTCTCTGATGAGATATACGGTGAATTGGATGCTAAAGAGAAATTAGATATGGTATGGGAAGAACCGATTAATAATGTTGAACAAGCAAATTTTGGTAGATTATTCTACTACATGGTAATTGGAAAAATATCAGAAGAAGTAGCGATTGTGCTAAAGAAACTACTAATGAATGCGAATGTGAATTTTAATGGAGGTAATAAGAATGAAGTTTCCGAGGGAAGTATGGGCGGGCAGTCACTTGAAGAACGCCCCTCAAATGAAAAGACAGATAGTGAAGAGTAGAGAAGAGTTTTCTGAGTGGGTTAATTCCTACAACGGTATAATGAATTGCTACACCACAGTCTATGACTTCGCTGATTTTACGGACAATGCAAAGGTGGATTCTTCTGTTATCTTGGACAAGATGTTTCTTGATTTCGATGCTCACGGTGAGCCTTTGGAGAATGCAGGTAAGGACTTCATAAGTGTCCACAAGTCTTTTGTTGAGCAAAATATCAAACACGACACCATCTTTTCGGGAAAAGGATTTCATATTATAGCATACGGTGAAGTGGCTGATGATATCAGATGCATTCAAGAATATTATACCGGGTTGGCTAAAGATTATCCTACGTTAGACAGAACAGGAATACAGACCAACAGGCTTCGTAGAATTCCTAATACGGTAAATCTTAGCACAGATGAAGGTCTATATTGTCAAGGGGTAGTGCCTGAAGAGTGGAGAATAAGTTTGCTCTGGAGAGATGGCAGAAAGGTTACTTTTGGTGAAACACTAATACAATGGCCGAAGGTAAAGCCTGTATCAATGTCTGAGACTCTGATAGAAGTCCCAGAAGCAATCGGTAGAATACCAATACTACCCTGCTTACAGAACGCCATTACGGTAGAGAACCCAAGCCATATGGCAAGAGTGTACCTTGTGCAATGGTACAGAGATATCCTATCACTAGGTAATAGGAATGTAGACCAAGAGAAACAAGCAGAAATAGTTGCTACGATAATGAATGAACTAGAATACATAGCATCGAGAGATGAGATATGGTTGGATTGGGATGCGGAAGTCACAAGAAAGAACGTGGCTTGGATAGTCAGTAAGGGATACAATGCACCCGGTTGCAAGAACTCCCTAATCCCTCAAGGATATTGCGTAGGAAAATGTTGGAGGTATCACGAATGAATAAATTATACATTGACAGTAGAGAAAAATCGCCGTTGGCAAAACTAGTGATGGAAGAAGCAAAGAAACTTAACATACCTTATGAACAAGTATGGTTAGAGATAGGAGACTACACCTTCGATGATGTTTGCTTTGAAGCAAAGTCTGCACTTGACTTCTTGATGTCTGTAATGAATAAGAGACTCTGGAATCAAATAGACAATATGGATAGAGCGTTCAGTAATAATCTAGTAATTGTGTATGGTAAAGCACAAGATGCCATATCTCAATGGCTAGACAATGCCAAGACTGTAAATCCTAGTAACAGAATGAATCATTACAGACTAGTACACAATAAATTCTATGGAGCAATGGGAAAGATAATCCTAGATACAGATTGTAATATTATCTGGACACCCTACATAGATAATGCGGCAAAAGTAATTACTGTCGTATGTAAAATGCAACCACACGAAAGAGAAGTATACACACCAAGACTGATAAAGAAAAAAATAAGCACAACCGACCTAAGAATAGACGTACTAACAACAATAAAGGGACTAAGTGAGAAAAAAACAAAACAACTAATAGAAAAATATGGGTCAATAATGGAGATTGGAGAAGCCAGTGTAAAAGAACTCCAAGAAATAGAGGGAATCGGACCTACTCTAGCCTCAAGAATTAATGAGGTATTAAACTCCGAGGATAAACAAGTGATTTGAATGGATAATATAATAGATATTGAAGATGAAGACAGGCTATACTATGAAGGTCTAGCCGTAGAACAAGAGAAGAGAGATGGAGATGAGATGTCATTGCCATCGGTAGTTGAAGACTATGTGAATAGTGCAGTACAGGTATCAAAGTACAACAACGTACCTGCCGCACTCACGTTCTTTACACTATTAGGCCAACTAACATACCCTATGGTTAAGATAGCAAGGGGTAGGAGCAGGGATGATACAAGGATAAACTTCCTTTGGATGCAGACTTCTGGAACGGGAAAGTCCGAGATGTACAACTTCTTTGGTCCTGTTACTAAGATGACATTTGAAATGATTAATGCAACATATGAGGACCAGATAATTGTAAACGATGTACCAGTACATTATGATATATTTGATGTAAAGGACATCACTGATGCCGCACTGGTTGGCTCTGGTGAGAAAGAAGAACAACTGGTCGAACAGGAGAACGGCCCACCTAGAAGAGAGAAGGTGGTTGTTTTCAAGAAAGGAGCATTGGATGGTAGTGGTCTTTGTGTCTATGATGAGTTTGAGTATTCTGGTGTATTCAAGCAGTCTCAACACAAAGAGAATGTCATCATGTACCTAAACACATTGATGAACACCCTATGGGGAAAGAACTACCAGATTAGTAAGAAGTTGAAGGATTTTGAAGAACCAATAATTTGTGATAGTAGAAGGGGGGTGTATGCTACAACATATATTCCAAAGGACTTGACTAAGGTTATTGCGGAAAAGGGTGTTATGCAAAGAATGCTCATCTTTATCTGGGAAGTACCACAGTACATTCAAGACCAGATAAATGAGGACATGATTGAGGAAGTAGGAGTCATCGTTGATACTGAAAGACCAATCAAGAAGTACGCCAACGCTTTCTTGGTGATATATGATGCTCTTAGAAAGAGATACGAAGAAGTAGGACAAGACCCTGAGCAGACAATAGTTTACGGCGAGGACTTCAATGCGGCGTTGAAGAACGAGTGGAGAAGCATGAGGAACTACGTTACCAATAGTAGGCCCGAAGTCTTTGAGATTGCAGGTAACTTCATCACTAGACTTCTAGGTACTCTAACTAAACTGTCCGTGTTGTGCGCTATAGCAGAAGCACCGGGTATCACTGATGAAAAGCAACGATATATTGTGACTTCAAGAAATGTCAGACAGGCTTCCTCGCTTGTTCGACAATGCTATAAATCATTGGTGTCGTGGCTAGATACGGCACTAAAGGTTAGGAGGGAAACACTAGAGGCAAAGACAGGTATGCTTGACTTTAAACAGGCATACCAAGATACCAAACCCAAAGATGATGAGTGGGTTGCTAAGACTGTACTATTGGCTCAAGTTAGGAAAAATACGAATAAAGGAGAGTCAACAATTTATCGTCACTTTCAAAGGCATGAAGACAAATTTGAAAAGAAGAAAATTGGTGTGAAGGTATACGTTAAACTAAAGGAGGAAAAACAAGATGACAAAAATATATGATTACAAGTACATAGTCTTCAAGATAGAAGATGGTCCTAAGATAATAACTGAGCAGTTGAAAACCTATGGGCAAGAAGGTTGGTTGATGACGGATATGATTACCATCAATGGTGGTGAACATCTAGTAGCATGGCTTGCCAAAGAAACCATTGTGGAGAGTCCCGACCCACAGAAGTCCAAGAAAAATAAGATAACAACTCTTTGGACTGAAGGTGATTCAGAATGAATGTGATGGCAATTGACTTAGAGACAAAGAATTTTGCTCATGAAATCGGCGGGTGGGGAAACACTCACATGTTTCAAGTTAGCACAGTATGTACTTGGGATGGAGATGTAGGTAATATCTACATTGATAAGAATGTAGATAGTCTAGAAAAAAGCAACGTTAATATCAAGCCTCTCTCTCAATTGAAGTTTGACTTGGATGATTTTAGAAAAGACGGTGGCTATCTTCTTGGACATAACATAGTGGCCTTTGATTTGCCCGTATTGAAAAATGCAATGGATATCTATTGCATTAAGGCGTATCTAGATGAAAAGGCGTATATTGATACTAGTGCTATAGTAAGTAAAGCATATGGAGAAAGATACAGCCTCTCAAACTTATGTCAACACACGCTAGGTCTTGATAAGATAATGGATAGTGCGGATGCTCCCGTAGTTTGGAAGTCTGGTGGTTATATGGAAGTAGCAGAATACTGTCTAAAGGATTGTCAACTAGTATTTGACTTGTGGAAACATGGACAAAACAATTCAATTGTCAAGGGTTATTCAATTGACAATAAGGAAATGAAGGAACTGGAGGTGAAATGGTAATGGCAACGACACTTGAGTGGATTGGCTGGATAGTCTTCGTCTTCATCATTTCTCTATTGTTCTTTGCCGCCTTCGGTAATTCTAAGTATTCCGAAGATAGCATAGAAGAATATATGGAGAAATTGATTGAAGAAGAGAGGCGTAGAAGTGGGTCTTCGTAGTTTCTGTCCTTCTTGTAACGATTACAATATTCCTCGTAGAATAGAGGGAAAAGTAGTCGGCTCCTCTGAGAAACTATTGTTTTGGCAATGTAGAAAATGTAAAGCCTTGTGGTCGTGAAAACGGCCACTTGGTCTTTTTTTATCGCAAATTTTTTTATTCGTATTTTTTTGTTTTTTACAAAGATTGACGAAATAATAAAATAGAAGTTAGTGCTAAAACTACACCATGTGTTTAGCCGACCTAATGAAAAGGCATCCTGATTGGGACTGGGACTATTGGAAGGCGCAGACGGAGTGAACTACTTTGGAATATAGCCCCTTTCTTCCTGTCTACATCCTGATGGGTTTCTTCCTTTTCTGTGCTACGTTTCTTATAGCGAATGAGTTCAAGGAACTAGCCAAGTATTTCAGGAGTGAAGACCAATGATTGAAATTTTAGATATGAATTTTTTGAACACCTTGACTTTTGAAGTGCCTCTGAGTTTCTACACTCCCTACCTAGTAGTCCTCGCAAGCGGTCTAATTTCGTGGCTAGGCAGGTTGGACTACCTTGCTATGGAGTGGGCCAAGAACCGTTCTCTCTAGGGTGGGGTAAAACGGTCATCTAGAAAACTAATTTACAATGGGGTTGCATTTTGGATTTACCATTGAAGAAGGTCAGATTGAACCGATTTAGATGGTGGGATTGCGAGTTAATCTAGCCAAGATGGTTTGTCTGGAAAATTATCCATAGCCTCTTCGGGTGTGTCGTAGTCATTCGGTAGGTCAAGAAGTGCTTGTCTGTATGTAGCCAATTCATCCTTCTGAGAATCAGTTAATTGTGAATAAGGTATCGCTAATTGATACACATCCATCTGTGTCAATTTTGAATCTCTAACCCCTCTCACTTCTTCCCAATCCATGTAATCACCTAAGCATCAAATAA